GGAGGAGAGCTTCGTCTCGTCTTGTTCAATTCTTTTTTCCTCTTTCTCTAAAATTTTGATTTGTTTACTACAATATAATAAGTAGTTGGAGGGGTATCCTTTGTGCTTTACTTCATTTTCTACTGTTGCGTGAATTTGATGTGTTTCCAATAGCTTCATGCACACTTTTCTAGGGTAAAAATGTAGTTCACTATGGTCTCGGTAAGTTGAATGTTGTAGAATTGCGAATTGTGTTTCTTCTGTATCATTCATCTTGATTTCTTGATCTATGATCAATAATCTACCTCCTGGTTTAAGTATACTTGCAATTTTTGTGATGCAATTTTTACCCAAATGATGTAATGTTTGTCTGCAAACTATAAAATCATATTGTTTAGTGAAATTGTGCTTCATGAAGTCTGCTTTGATGGTTGCTTTACTCTTTTCATCTACATCAATGCTATCCCATGTTATATTCAAATATTTATTTGGTTCTCCTTGTCCAACTCCAATCTCTAAACCTTCATGATGGCTTTTGAAGTGTTTGGCAATCCCTAGTTTCTTTATCCATTTTTTGATGTTTTTGGAGTGGTCTGTAAATTCTGGTAATTGTGGTAGTTGATTGATGTCACTGGTTCTTAGATATTCGGAGATTTTCTCTTCATCATAATCTATTCCTTTATCTTTTAACCAATTTTGATACATTTCTACTCCACTTAATTTAATCTCTACTGCTTTTTTACCTGCAGTTTGTTTGAAATGTTCAATTTCCTTTAAGATATTTTCTTCTTTGTTTTCATCTTCTTGCTCTTTATTTTCTGCATCTTTATTACCGAATTTGCCGACAAGTTTTTCTGAATCTTTTGCCATGTTATCTTCATTGTTTTGGCTTTTGACGTGTTGGTAAACTACTCTGTCTTCTCCTGATTTATCACTGAGATTTTTCGGTCTTTCTGGTTTTCCTTGATGGTATTCAATCCAATGTTGTGCTAAATTGTCTTCTGCCAACGTTGACTCATAATATGCTTCAGTTCTAATAATATTTGGGTCATCTTTAAAGCAAGCTTCCATTTCTAGAAGAATGTGGTTTTTATGGTCCCACCATTCTTCCCAAAATTTTTTGATTTTCTGAATGTTTCTACTTATAAACCCATTTATTTTTCGATCTTTATTTTCTAGAGCATTTTTAATAACCTCTTGTAACCAGTGGTTTTGCATAGTTGCCAAATAGAATGCGAAAGCAATTGTTATTCGTTCTTCTAAAATATCTGCTTCCCATGGTGTTTGGAACATCATATCTTGAACGAGAATAACGGGTGTCTTTTTTCCTGCTTTCCATGAATTGATTATTGGTGTTGTTGAAGTTTGATGAGTTAGTTTTTCAAAAAAATTTTTAGCTTGTGTTACCATTAGTCTGTCTGCTACTATCCATTTCTTTCTTTTAGTTAAGTAGTATTCCAAAGGGTCAAAAATATTCATTTTTGAATTGTGATTTACACTGTGAGTTGTTATACTACTAAATTGTTTCAAAAAGGTTGGTGTAATTTTAACTAAAAGGTAATCAGCTTTATCATCTAATTTTTCGAATAATAAGTCAGGTCCTTCATTAAAGTGCATATAATAAGTGTTTTCAATTTCATCAATCCATGCTCTTTCATGCACATATCCATTGCATTTTTCTTCTAAAAATCTCATTTCGTAACAAGGTACTAAAATGGTGTTTTCATCTGACAATCTGTTCATCTCCATTTTTAGTTTGTTGTAATCGTTTTGCCTGTTATACATCATTTTTTCTATTTGATATAGATTGTGATTTATAGGCAGATTTGGTTGGTATTCCAATCCATAATCTCTAAATAAGTTGTGCATATGAGTTACGGTAAAGTCATCATAATATGGGTTTGATGTTAACTCTTGCTTAACTCGTCTATTGGTGGTTTTATATCTTCGCGTTTTTGTCCA